CTACGCCTGTTCCTGGAGTTATACCAGTTCCTGCTCCAGTATTTACAAAACCACCAGTTGTTCCGACTCCAGTAGGTGGAGGTATAATAGCATATTTAAGTGGTCCTAAAAGAAACTCATGGGAGCTTTGTGCTGCTAACTATGCAATGACTACGCAAGTAAATATTGCAGGAGCATTGATAAGTGAAGCTTTAGACAAGCAGGTCTCAAGAAACGGAATTGCATTCCCAGGAAATGGAAACTGGTATGCTGCAAGCACTGAAAGAAATGAAACAACGCAGACTAATTTTAATTGGTGGGCTATTTTTATTGATGGAGAAGGATTCATAAGGGAAATAGCTCTGGCAAAAACCGTTTGTAGAGCCGCAATTAATGCAGAATTTTTAACTAATGACGATAATAATAACCAAAAACCAAGACCGAATGAAGAGCCAGGAACGTTAGATGACGTGAGAGGACCAGGTTCATTATAATTATGGCATATTATACAGGATTAAGATATTACACGAAACTAAGAAAGTTTGTAAATGGCAAGCCTACACAAGAGGTGAAGGAAAACCTAATTACAGACCCAGATTATATAAAACCATTTGAAGATTTAGACGCATGTCCTAAAAACCAGTAATGCAACAGAAGTACAGTAAAATAAGAAAGTATGTTAACGGCTTCCCAAGAACGGATTTAAGCCAAAACACTCCTGATAATCCAGAGTACATACCTCCCGTATATGATGCGGGACCTTGTGTAAACTGTGAACCAGAAGATTCTGGTGATATTATCGAATGGAGAGGGCATCAATTTTATTGTGAACAAGAAGATGTACTTCCCCCTGCACCAACGCCTAGTCCTAGTCCAACACCTAGTCCCACTCCGAGTCCAACTCCAACTCCGACTCCTACACCAAGCCCTACTCCGACACCAAGTCCGAGTCCAACTCCTAGCCCTAGCCCTAGCCCAACTCCTAGTCCTAGCCCGACACCTGCGCCTGCAGTAACTTTTGTTTATTATACTGTTCAAGACTGTAATAACACGTATAGCGATGTTGTAAAGCACACGAGTACGTTATCAGGAGGAGCTGTTGTAAAAGCTTCTGGTCTAACTGACTGTTTAGTTATTGGTTCATTGACTCAGCCAACTGTGTCTGCAGGTCAAGTAACGGACATATATAATAGTTGTGTTGAATGTGGAAACATCGCACCAACGCCCACTCCGAGTCCAACTCCGAGCCCAACACCAACTCCTAGTCCCATACCAGCGCCGAATGTTAATCCAACACCTTCGCCTAGTCCAGTTCCTGTGCCTTCGCCAGTTCCGACTCCTGTTCCCACGGCTTCGCCTACGCCTAGCCCAAGCCCAATTCCATTTCCAACGCCTACACCTATACCTGGACCATCGCCAAGTCCTACACCTGGACCAACTCCTAGTCCTACACCTATACCAACACCAGCTCCAGCGCCTTCAGTAGCTTCATTTACTATATACGCTAATACTTCGAGCGGAACAAATCCATTGCAAGGATGGTCCAGCTCTACTATAGCTTGTTCTTCGACTGGAGCTCCTGTAACAGTATACAACTCTTACGGAGATACTTCTGTTCAACAGGCATACAATAATGGGCACGCTTTATATTTAGATGCCGCATTAACAACATTATATAACGGAGGAAATACATACTTTACGGACCAATATGGTGGAGGAAACTCTTTCCAAATAGGAACTAGCGGATTTGTGTTTACCTTTAGTGCTTGTTCAACATCAAGCCCTGTAGCTCCTACACCTGCGCCTACAACTCCTCCTGTTGGAACAGAAGTATGGAATTTACGTCTGTGTTCTGGTGGAGTTGCTAATCAACAAATTGCTTATGACGCTAATTTAGATGTAGGGATGGCAATTCAGGCTTCTAATGGTATTTGTTACGAAATAGATAGCTATCAAGCAAATGGAGTTGCCACTCAAACAGTTGTACAGGAATATGCTGATTGTCCTGAGTGTGCTGCAAGTTCAACGCCTGTAGCTCCTACACCTTCGCCTACGCCAGGTCCTACGCCAAGTCCATTCCCAGCACCAGCTCCAGCAGCCACATGTTATGAGTTCACTATTGAAAATAATGGCGACCCCTTAGATGATGACTCGTATACTTATTTAAGATGTGACGGACAAACTATTTCTAGTTCACTTACGTATGGAAACCAAACAACAGTTTGTGGACAAAGCTTTAGCCACATAGGCGCCGCTTTAACTGTCACAAACACACTAGCCTTTTGTACAGGTTCATCACCTTCACCGACAGCACCTTCACCGACAGCACCTTCACCGACAGCACCAGTGCCTGCTCCAGCGCCTACGAGTGGATATTATTATTGGTATGCGGAACATTGCGACGGAACACTTCCAGCCGTTCAGGTTAGAACAACAAACGCAAATGTTGGTAATGTTCTTATTAGTGTTTTATATAATGGAGAATGCTATGAAATTACCGCAGGAGGAAGTGCAAATACAAACGACATAACTGCAGGATACGCTGATTGTGAAACTTGTCAAGCTAAAACAGCTCCATCGCCAGTGCCTGCTCCAGCGCCAGTGCCTGCTCCAGCGCCAGCACCTAATCCAGTTCCAGTACCTGTAGCGCCAACTCCAAACCCAGCACCAGTGCCAGTGGCTCCAACTCCTAATCCAGTTCCAGTGCCTGTAGCGCCCACGGCTAATCCAGCTCCAGTACCTGTGGCTCCGACACCTAACCCAGCTCCTACTGCACCAACGCCTGTGCCAACTGAAGCGCCATATAACCCGCTACCAGTACCAGCTCCAGCGCCAGCGCCTTTCGCTACTCCAGCGCCAGCTCCAGTAGCTCCATCGCCAGTGCCTGCAGCTCCTACCCCTGTTCCTAATCCTACTGCTTCACCAGTTGCGGCAGGATATAGTTGTGTCGGATTTGATTGTATTGCTGTAGCTAGTAATCCAGAATATTCAACATTAAAACAATGTTTAAACGAATGTTTCCAACCGTAAAATTGTTATGGGGTATTTAAGTAACACACAAAATATAATAGACGCAAATGGAGAAAATTGGTCTATAGTTAAAAGAGAAAATAAAATAGAGTTTTCTTGTAATCGTGAAATGGGCATTTGGGGCTCGTATTCTGACGATAATTATATTTCCTTTATGACTAGAAGACTAACAGAAAACCAGTATCCAAAGGTATTGGTTTCTGGACTAGGCATTGGAGTCGTGCCTCAATGGCTTTGCGAAAATAAAAACTCTTTAGTGGATGTTGTTGAAATTGACACAGAACTCGTAAACTCTGTAAATTCAATGAATTATTTGCATAATAACATTAATATCATAAACGCAGATATATATAACTATTCTACCTCCGAAAAGTATGACTTGATATATTTTGACCATTGGTTTTTTCCAAACGATTCCAATTTTCCAAACGAAAAAAACAATCTTTTAAATTTATTTCAAGCAAATAAAAGTGAAAACGGTATAATCGTTTTCCCAGTTCATAACGAAATTTTTTAGTAACTTTATATTAATTAAATTAAATGCAAAATGTTCGTCGAAATACCAAACTTTATAACTCCTGAGGAGTGTGACGTTTTTATTCAACTTATTGATAAAACAAACACTCGCTCACAAGTAGCTGGAGATGGCTACAACAATTCTAAAATAGAAGACAGTAGAACTTCTTATACCTCGAACTTTAACGAGGATTTTTTACTTCACAAAGCATTAAAGCAAAAAATAGCAGACCATCTGGAACTAGACGTTGTTAGAGGCGAAACCCTTCAAGGTCAAAAATACGAAGAAGGTCAATACTTTAGACCTCATTTAGATTGGTTTCAAGGAGATGCTTATTACAATCATTGTTTGCACTCTGGGAACAGAACTCATACGTTTATGATTTATTTAAACGATGATTTTGAAGGAGGAGGCACAGATTTTCCAAATTTGAAAAAAACTGTAAAACCAGAAAAAGGCAAAGCTGTTTTTTGGCTTAATACTGGAGAAGATGGGCAGTATACTTCTGATGTTATGCATGAAGGGATGGATGTCACTAAGGGAACAAAGTACATCATAACAAGCTGGTGGAGAGAGCGTGAGTTTAATGCTGCTGAAAACGCCAGAATGGGTCAAGAATACTGGGAAGAAAAAAATAAAAGCATTAACATCATCACGGACCCAGCAATAAAGATATTTAACACAGTAGAAGAAATTCCTAGATTTACAGAGAATGGTTTTATGAAAATGAAAGTGCCTGATGATATTTGGGGAATTGTTCAAGACTCTTACAAACTACTACAAGACAAAGAAGATTTAGAACATTTTGAAGGCAAAAAGGGTATTATTGACACCAACATAGAAGGTGCAGAAAGTAGCACTATATTTAGTTTTGAGCATATTCCAAATATTAGAACTCAGATACACAATATGCTAATGCCTTATCACGAAGAGTGGTCTAAAGCTAGAATAGAACCTTCTTATGTTTATGGGATACGGTCTTACCAAAGAGGCGCTACGTTAGCTAGTCACGTTGATAGAATAGCTACTCACCACATATCAACTATTATGATTGTAGATAAAGATTTGAAATGTGGCTGTAAGCATAGAGAATTTGGAGATGACTGGGCTCTTGATATTCAAGGTCACGACGGAGAATGGTATGAGGTTTATGCTGAGCCAGGAGAGATGATTCTTTATGAGTCTGCGGTATGTGAACATGGAAGAAGTAAGCCGTTTCAAGGAACGTACTTTAGAAATTTTTACACACATTACAAGTTGTTAGATTGGCAGTATGGAGGAAACTAAATACATTTCCTTTGACCCTTGGTGGGGAGGCTTTTCTAATATTCGAATGACTTATGAGCTTGTTGGAGCTATTTCTGAAATTACGGGTAGAACCATAATATTACCCCCTAAAATATATTGCTTGTTTTTGTCTGAGTGGCAACAGAAAGAAACTTGGTTTGATATGTTTGATGCATTAGACATCCACAAGTTTAACTACCACTTTAAGACTGCTAACTACTTTGACATAGAAGAATACGAAAGGTTTAATACCGAGCAACAATATTTTCAAAATGTAGGCGAAGTAGCTAAGCTTATTACTTTTGGAGAGCAGGAAGATAATTTTGGACCAATGAATGGTCCAGGTAATGATTATGTCTTGACCTGTGGCATAGAAAATTATGAAGAGTTTGAAATATTTAAAGACAACAGGCAGGTTATAGATTTAGACTTACCAGATAAGTTTATTCATTTTCCTAGAAATCTTTTTGGTCATTTTTATTACCATGTTTATGGTAAGACGCCAATGCTAAGAAACAAAATCAAGGATAAAGTTAACAACGGCATACAATACAGAGACGAGTTTTTCATTCAAGCCAGCGCCATCAAAGGAAAGCTTGGAGAGTTTAATGCAATTCATGTTAGAAGAAACGATTTTCTATCTGTAAGAAAAGATGTTGCAGAAAAACAAACGCAAAATCTATTTCAAGATATTGTAGACAGGATACCAAACGACAGACCTCTTTTTATAGCAACTGACGAACCAGATAAATCTCATTTCCTCCCTCTAAAGGAAAGATATAATGTTTTTTATATAACGGATTTTGAGCACGATAGAAGACCTCATGCAGAGCTTTTAATTGACCAGCTCGTTTGTGCGAAAGCAAACATATTTCTAGGTAGTTTTCTTTCCACTTTTTCCGATTATGTAAACATAGTTAGAGGTCAAACAGGAAAACCAGACTACCACAGAGAGGGCACTAACTTTAAAAGAGACCCTTACAACTACGATAGGTTCCCTTGGGAAACAGAAGAATATTCTTGGGATAAAATATGGGATTACCACTGGAAGTACGAGCGCTCATATCACAATATAGGCGTGTTTGGCTCACACAATTCTGCTATGGCTCTATCGTACCAAGGAGAGATTCTAGAAGTTGTAGAGCTAGAAAGATGGATTAAGAAAAAAAACGCCGCTTTTTATTTTCATTTTCCAGAAGAGAACCCAAATGAACTTACAAAAGAAATTCACGAATATTTTAAAAAGAAGTATGAAGTATACGTTTACGATAATTGCCTCTATAATAGCTGCCTTTCTAATATTAATGAGTTACCTGCATTAAATTATGAATGGGTACCTCACCATTTAGCACACGTTTATAATGCTATTTATCAATCACCAGCAGAAAAGTCTCTAAACGTTAGCTTTGACGGTGGGTCAGACGACGGTCACTTTAACGTATATGTTACTGAGAATAAGACTCCAGTAAAAATACATTCAACAACGCAAGATGTTTGTGTTCCATACGCAGCAGTTGGTCATTATCTTTCTCCTATAAAACAGGAGGATAATTGGTGGTGGGGTAATTTAACTTATGCTGGAAAAGTCATGGGACTTTCCGCATATGGCACAGTAAAAGATGAAGATTACTCTAAGATGATGGAGTACTTTAAATTGCAACAAAAAGACGATGTTAATTTAGCTCACGAAAACTTTCAAAGAATATTCAATGTAACATCAGAAAATAGATTTGACGAACAAAGGTCTTATGATATAGCTGCAACAACTCAAAAGGTTTTTGAGGACGTCATATCTGAAATTATAACTCCTTTTGTGAATCAATACCCAGAGCATCAATTACAATTTTCTGGTGGCGGAGCATTAAATGTTATTAATAATGCAAAATGGAATGCTTTTGTAAGTCCTAACCCAGACGATAGAGGATTGGCTTTAGGGATGGTTTTGGGTAAAATAAAGTCGTCTCAAAAGGTAAATTCAATGTATATCGGTTCAGAGCCTTACGACTTTTATAGCAAAAGTGAAAACTATCCTTTGTCTGAAATGGTAAAAGACTTGTCAGAAGGAAAAATAATAGGTCTAATGCAGGGTCGCTCTGAGCATGGCGCTAGAGCTTTATGTAACAGAAGTATTCTGTGTATGCCTAAAAAGGGAATGAAAGAAAAGCTAAATGATTCTGTAAAATTTAGAGAGCCGTTTAGACCTTTTGCTCCTGTGTGCAGAGAAGAAGATGCTAGTAAGTGGTTTGAATTTGGAGATTATACTCAATATATGAGTCATAATGCTAATGTACACAACACAGCAGACCATATTGGTGCGATAATACACCAAGACTACACTGCTAGACTACAAACGGTAAACATAGAGACTAATCCATTTATGATGTCTTTGTTTTATGAAATGGAAAAACAAGGATTGCCTCCAGTACTTTTGAATACATCGTTTAATGTTATGGGCAAACCAATACTTAATACATGGGAGGAGGCTATTTGGATGCTTAACAATACTGGCATTGATGTTATAACAGACGGAAAAAATAAAATATATGGATAGAATTTTTATCAGCATATCCTGTTATAAAGACCCTGATGTAGTGAAAACTATAAAGAGCGCTTTTGAAAATGCTGAGCATCCAATGAATCTTATTTTTGGAGTTTATTATCAAGGAGAGCCAGTCGATTTAAATTATTTGTTAGAAAATTTACATCCAGGAGGAACATATAATATAAAATATATTCCAACAAACGAAACCAAAGGAACTGGATGGGCTCGAAACATATTGACTAGAGATATGATGAGCGATGAAGAATATTGGCTACAAATAGATTCTCACATGCGTTTTGCACCTAAATGGGACACTAGTCTTATAAGCTTATATAAAAAACAAGAGGTAGATTTTTTAATGACAGGCTTTCCACCTCATTTTGGAATGAACGAAAGCTATGATGTCTACAAAGAAAGAGACAAAATAAACAAGTCTATTGTTTGTGAGTTTACTGAAATGTTTTCTTTTAGAGAAACAAAAGGTAAGATACCTGACGAAGAGATAGAAGATTCAATAACAGCTTCTGGAGCTTTTCAATTTGCTTCAAATAAGGTTGCAAAATCTTTGACATTCGATGAGTATTTTAATCCTTGGATGGACCAAGAAATTACTTCCTGCCTTGCTTTTATGAACGGATATGATTTGATGTGTCCAAGAGATGCTGTGCTTTGGCATTGTTACGAAAACAATCACATAGGTTCTGAAGACAAATGGAGACCTTTAGTTGCTGATGAGCACAATGTAACTGGATACAACATGTATCCTTTTGAGGTTATAAAGACCTGGAAAACTAAAAGAACGTGGCAAGAATGGCACGATAGAGTACAAGAAGATATTAAAACAGAAAAAAACTGGTAATGAAAACAGCGTTAGAATTAGGGGCGGAGGTTTTATAGGCTCTCATTTAGTAAAAAGATTAAAAGATGAAGATTACTGGGTAAGAGCAGTAGATTTAAAAAAACCTGAGTTTTGGGATACATTTGCAGATGATTTTATTATTGGAGACTTACGCCATTCGCACGTTTGCTCTGCTGCTTTTAGACCTTTAGAAGATGTAAGAGGCTTTGATGAAATTTATCAATTGGCTGCTGATATGGGTGGTGCAGGGTATTTGTTTACAGGAGATAGTGACGCTGATATTATGCATAACTCTGCACTAATAAACATGAACGTGTTGACTCAGATTTTACAGCACAAAGTTGGCAGAGTGTTTTACGCAAGCAGTGCGTGTGTATATCCAGAGTACAATCAACTAGACCCAGAAAGTCCTAAATGCACAGAGGATTCTGTGTACCCTGCTGAGCCAGATTCTGAATATGGATGGGAAAAATTATTTAGCGAAAGAATGTTTTTGGCTTTTGCAAGAAACAAGGGCTTAGACGTAAGAATTGGACGCTTTCATGGAATATTTGGTCCGTATGGCACCTGGAAAGACGGAAAGGAAAAGGCTCCTGCAGCTATCTGCAGAAAAGTTGCAGAAGCAGATAAAAGCATAGAGATATGGGGAGACGGTGAACAAACAAGGTCTTTTATGTACATAGATGATGCAATAGAAACTGTGCGTAGGTTTATGCTAAACAACGGGTTTCAAGGTCCTATGAACATAGGTTCTGAGGAAATGGTGTCCATAAATTCCTATGCACGCATAGTAATGGATATTGCAAATAAAGACTTAGAGGTTACCCATATAGAGGGTCCTCAAGGAGTAAGGGGGAGAAACTCTGATAATACATTAATGGAAAAGGAATTAGGATGGACTCCTTCTGGTGCTCTTAGGGATGGTGTTGAAAAAA